TGTCCATCCTACCTTGTGCCTTTGGTTTCTTAGAACCACCAGCAGGTTGTGGACCAGCACCACCGTCGTCTACTCTTCTACCATGAGAGTATTTTGCACCACTCATCTTAGAGTCACCAGAGACCATCTTGCCACCTTGTGAGCGACCGTCCTGATACTCTTTCTCAGACTGACCGTGCTTACCCTTGTAGAGTTCGTCAATCTGGTCTTCTTCTTTAACACAGTTAGGGACTTCTTTCCCGCCCTTCTTCTTAGTACCTTTTGCTTTGTAACCATCCCAGCAAGTAGACGCACCAACGTTCTTACGTGCTGCTTTCAAACCTTCAACCATCTGATTGTGAAGATCATCGATGTCAACGTGCTCACGGTTCAGGTTAAGACCAAGATCAGATGGATCCTTTGCAGTCTTCTCGCCCTTCTTACCGACAACTTGATAACGTCCATCACTCTTCATACCAGTGATGACCATCGACTGACCACCTTGGGAGATCACTCTACCGATGTTACGATCATCCTTAAACTTATCTTTGTTCTTCTGGATGAGTTCTTTTTCAATAGGGAAACCAGCATATCCTTCTACAACCTCCTCATGCTCATCGATGATTTGGAGAACTGCTTTCACTGCCTCTTCCAACCGAGCAGTAGGAACTGTATCCCCGCCATACACAGCGTCAAGGATCTTCCTCTGTTCAGTTTGTGAAAACCCAAGAAGGGCGGCAGATACTTTAATGTCTAACATCAGCCTAGTAAAATTGATAGAACTATTTATTATTGAGAGATTTCCTGAAATCAGAAAACTTCTTAGTTGCTTGTCCAGGTGTCATGTTCTGGACTGCCATACGATATTTATCAGTTCCGATCTTCCAATCGTTACCGCTACCATCATCAGCAGAATAATTGCTTTGATCTTTGGTAGTGTTCGCATCTTCCATGACTTCACTAACGTGCTGCAACCACGCACGATGCTCATCACCATAATTGTCTTTCATAATAATATAGTTAGGTCCACGATGTACCACTTCACCACGGATACCAGAGTCATCATGCTCAACGAGAGCACCAACTTTGAAGATGTGGTCAAGCATATAGTAATCACGGAAGGCTTCAAAGTTCAACTTAGGAGCAACTGATTCAAAGTATGCCCAGTCTTCCTTGACTGCCTTTGTCTTACCTTTCTTACCTGCCTTCTCTGGTTTCTTAGGAGGTGTCATGCCATCTAGGACATGCTGCATCATCTCCTTACTCTTCTTATACCCACCAGTGCCAGCGTGGAAGTTAGCATGGTCTCCACTCTGTGCATGCTTACGCATTTGAGAAGCAGATAGTCTTTCAATAGGATCATCACTCTGATCATTACGAGCACCAGCACTCTTGATGTTGATACTCTTGAAGTTGTAGTGCTTACCGTTATATTTCTGTGTCAGATTCTCAAATTCTTTTACCCTGTCATCACCAACAACCATGGTGACGTGTTCATGTCCTTCGTCATGTAGGTCACGAAGGATATCAAAGATGTTTCTATGCTGCTCAGAGTTCTGAATAGCATCCTTGTGGTTCTTAAACATACCACGCATGTGTGCAATCTTCTGCTCAGGGTGCAGAGGATTCTTCTTGTGGTCTTGTGATCTTGATGGATAGATTCGGTAGTTGCCAGAGTCACCAGCGTGTGACTTGACAGCATCCATCAACTTGCTATGACCAGCATGAGGAGGATTAAACCGACCAAAAGTAATGGCAACATGTTTGTCAATTACCTCGTTCTTTTTAGGTTTTGATGTCGTTTTCTTAGCAGCGGCTTGTGCTGCTTCGATAATGAACTGACGAAATCTCATTTGCCCCAATCTTTTGCTACGGTGAAGTTTGCACGAGAGAATTCAAGTCGGTCAACAAGTTTGATAGCAGTACCATCCTTGATAGCAACGAACCCTTCTGGACTCGTGACTTTGTAACCTTTCTCATCTTCTAAAAATGTGCCAACCCCCTCAATCTTTTTGAGACGGTTGATGATCTTTTCCTTAGCATGGATCAGGTTTCGGAACCCGTCAAGCGCAAGATAGATCTCAGACTTATTATTATTTAGGAAAGTTAGTGCTTCCTGCTTGGCAGTAGACCACTTTTCCTTTGCTTTGGGGGTCTTTACCCCTGCTTCTTTCTGTGCATATTTAGACTCAACAAATTTCTTGAACTCTGTCAACATCTGCTGAGCATTAGCAGGGATCTTACCCTCTCTGATCTTTTGATTGAAGAAGATCTTGAACAATGCAGCAGGTTGCATAGGTTTCAACGTACCACCAATCTGGTTTAGAAACTTCTTGGAACCATTGAGGTTACGCTTGGCAGTCCTGATAGTCTGATTGATTTGATTCAACTCACCTGGTGAAAGGTTTGCTATTCCATTGGTGTTCTGGAAGTCAGCAGAGAAGACTGCAATCTCAGGAACGTTTTGTAGTTTAGATACATCAACACCAAACGATGCAGACATATCACTGATAGTAGAACCACTGTATGAGGTGTGGAAAACAATACCCATGTTGGATTTGCCAACCTTCTTACCCATCTCAGTGTCCTTCTCTACACAGTATGTAATGGTATTCGGACGGAACTTGTAACAAGTCTTACCACCCATCACAGTTGCTGATGGTGTCTCTGTGTACAGCAGGTCACCTTGCAACATACCTTTGATAGGTAGTTTCTGTAACTCTTGTAGACACTGCTTCAAGATACTACCTAGACGACCTTCTGGATAGAAGAAGTCAACCATAGTATCGTTATAACAAATCTTAGGTGACTCCTTATTAAAGATAGACTTAGTTCCAACAAAGAAGTTACCAGTGTCAGGGTTACGACCACAGAAAATAGCAGGAGCACCGTCCCACTTAACTGTGACCTTCATGTTACCACCACCTTTACCAGTGGTCAGCATGTCACGAAGTGACTCCAAGAAGTTCAGAGCATTGGTTGCCCCTGCATATCCTTGATTGAAGATGTCATCTTCTAGGTGTTCTAGGTGTGTGTTCTTTGCCATTAGACTTCGTAACGGATGGAGATTGCGTTCTTACGGATACCTGTGATCTTGTCCTTACCTCTTCCCTTCAACGACATCCTGACGCCTGCCTTCTTCATAACTTGACGAATCATCTTATCATTTATCGGTTCCACTCCGTCTTCTGTGAACAGGTGTGTTGCAATCATGTCTGTGTTTCCTTTGAATTGCAATGCACCAGTCATACATTCTTTGGTAAGTTCATACTTGAATGAATCATATACCTCACCACCTTTGGGGTTCTTCTTAGTTCCCAGTATGGCTTGAAGTTGTTCATTGATACCACCTGCCTTCTTAGCAGTGGACATTACTCTCTTTGCCGTTGCCTGATCCATGGTGCCAGTGGCATTCTCAAATTGATTTGCGATCTGTTCCAGTAGTAGTTGCAAGTAACCTAGTGTCTTGACGTCTGTATTACTACTATACTTCCTCGCGACCTCTTCTAGTACCACTTGTAGGACACTAATTGATTTGTCCACTCCTGCACTGGTCAACTGGAATGAGTTACCCCACTTCATAGAGCACCTGTACGTGGTAGACCCAGACTTAAATTTGATATCTGTCTTGGGTTCTATACCACCACTCATTTTTTCAAATGACTTGTAGTAGTTCTGCCTCTGTGCTGCACCAGTGGGTGCCATCTTCTCTACTACTTCTTCTGCTTTCTTTTTGATATTGTTGTTAGTTATTTTATCGTACTGTGCCTTTGCCTCTGCTAGGTCTCTACTCTGTTCTGTATTAGGACTATCGATCTTCGATAGAGCAGAATACATAGCAGCGTGTTCAAATTGTAGACCTTCGTTTGCCACAGGAGTTCGACTAGATTCGTACTATTTAGTCCATAACATTGATCTATACCGCCATAGACTATGTACGTTCCTTACATTCTTCCATCCATAGATGGAGTAGAACCTTTCTTCACACTGGTCTAGATTGTTAGATGTACATATACCTCTCACCCATTCCCACTTACCTCTACCGTTGCAGGAATACCAATCACTTCTTAATTCAAATCCCCAGTAACAATAGTTTGGTTCGTAAGGATTGAATGACCTACTGTGGTCAATCATTAAACCTTTACGTCTCTTTCTATTGACTAGGAATTTGTTGGGGTTATCTTTCCCCCCTTGTACCATGTTAACCTCAGGACCGTCCCAAGTAGGATAAATTAGGTTTGCCCAATCACTCATCGTTAATACTATCTAAGTAATCGAGTTCGGACTGGTAAGGAACAACCCTACCAGTCTTAATATCGATAGCGTGGATGATGTCTGGTATCAACCACTGATCTATCCTAATGCATTGTGCCCAGTTAGTCGGGTGCATGCAACTGACTACGACGACAGAGAAGAATGCTCTAAGATGGATCCATAGGGTTAGCATCAGCAGTCATGAACCACATCTGCTGACCGTTCTGGACGAGGGTTTCTTGTATTGTTTTTGATAACAATAAAGGCGTCCTTATTATATTTGATCGACCCTTTGAGGGGTGACCATCTTGTACCAGGTCCATCAATCATGTATGTTGACTGACCTCCGACAGAGACTTCGATGTCATCTGTTGGTTCCCATTTGAGTTCGTTAACTACATGTGCAATTTTAGATTGCAGTGATGCAGCGTCTAATACTCTCTCTTCTGGGTCAAGGTTTCCGTGCATTTGCCGTCGCTCCAATGAATAATTACGCCTGAAATAATAAAACAATTAGTAACAAGATAGGATATGAAAATGATGGTGCGTATTACTGCAACATGGTTATCATATCTTGCCGTCTTGTCATCACTAAAACTTCCGAGACTGTACTTCCAGACTTTCCAAAGTTTAGATATCACCTGGTGCTCTGTTCTCCGAATCACTTACGTTAAAGGCACCCCCAGTATAACGCTTTGCAAGTTTAAGTGTGTTGATGTAGATAACATCGTCAAGACGTACTTCAAGTGCCATCGCTGCTTGTGCAGCGTACCACATCACGTCACCGAGTTCTTTGATAAGGTGCTCTTTATTGTCTTCGTTCCATGGTTTCCCTTGGAACTTCATCTTCTTGACAATCTCCATGAACTCACCAGACTCAGCAGAGAGTCCAGCAGCAGCAGTGTCAAGTCGAGCAATGTTGCATCCAAGTCCTTTCAGATCATTGAGACGTTTGATGTATGCCTCATGATCCTTAGAGAAGTCAGAGCAAGTATTATCTGCGAAGTCCAGATATTTATCAAGATCAACAGCGAACTTTTCAGCGTCCTTTTCCTGTTGTGCTTTCTCTTTAACTGTCTCAGCAGCACGCCACGCATTGAATCCCTTTTGGTTGATAAACTCTTCGGGAGTGGTGGGTGTATCTTCTGCAACTTGGTTGACACCCTCAGACATACCGTCTTTGATGTCTTGCATCTCGTTCATGACATTTTCTGCCGCCTGTGCTGCTGAGTCAGCAGAGTCATAATCGACGTTTACGTTTTCTTTACTCATATTTTGAAAGAATCAAATTTGTTTTGGGTTTTGAGTTCAAGAATTTCATCCTTGATGTCTTGACCAGAATCTACCAAGTCATCTTGTGCAGACTGATCACAATCATACAGTCTCATCTTGGATCTGTCAATACCAATGATGAAACGTTTGTTCATAGTAGGATCATTATATCTATTCTTCAACTGCTTGACCATAATCTGTCCCATCTGTTCCAGATCCTCTGTACTGATCAATGCAAACATCAAGTCAGCAGTTGCAGGTAGACCAAATGATTCACTGGTGTCAGTAATGTCAACATCAGAACTACCATACCCAGAACGTGTTGTCTGTGTAGCAGTTACGATAGGAACATTATGTTCAACAGCGAGACCACGAAGTTCCTCAGCAATACCCTTGACAAGAGTATAGGAGTTTACAATGTTACCTTTGAATCGTGCAGAGGCACAGATGTTTAGGTAATCAATGAACACAATGTCAGGTGCAAACCCACGTTTCATACTCAGTTCATTGAGTAGAGACTTGAAGTGATTGACGTGAGCAGAAGCAGTAGGGTATTCCTTGATAACAAGACGACCCTTTGTTTTCTGTTGTAGTTTATCTACTTTGTTTCTAAATTGCTGTTTGGTGAAGAGGGGATCTGAGAGTTGTTTAAGCGGGAGGTCCAAAAGGTTGGCATCAATTCGTTCAGCAATCTTCTCCTCTGCCATTTCAAGTGTAATGTAGAGTACGTTGCGCCCTTGCAGGAGGCAGGCACTAGCCATATGGCACATGAATAGAGACTTCCCGACGCCTGTACCAGCAAGTGCGACATTGAGAGTCTTGCTAGGGATACCACCTTTGGTAATTTTGTTAAAGTAGTCGAGATCAAAGGGAATCTTGTCTTCTTCTTTGTGATAGAAGTCATAACGTTCATCGGCGTCTAGTAAGTAATCGTGTCCAACAGTATCATCAAAGCATGTACCCAGTGCTTCCGACATAATATGTGGGATAGCATCTTTGGTGCGAGTCTTATCCTGCCCATCAGCAATTTGGATAGAGTCCATGAGGGCAAGGTATATCGCACGTTCTTTACACCACTTCTCGGTGGTGTCCATCAACCATTCATTATTATATTGTTGCTCATCAATTCTTTCGTCAAGGAACTTTTCGATATCATTGATGATCTCAGCACTAAGATCTCTACGTTTTTCTACTTCGATCTTCAATGCTGATAGTTCAGGCATTGTATTGTAACTGGTTACATAATTGTTAACCTCTCCAAATAGAGTTTTGATTTCTGCCTGCTCAAAGTATTCCTCTTTGATAAAAGGAAGGACCGATTTGCAATAGTTTTCATCAAGTATGAGTTTGCTGATAGCAATCTCTTCAATCTTTTGCATTAGACGTAGTGAAGATAAGTTCCGATAATGTATTTGTCATTGCTTACGGGAGCAAGACCTGCGTGTGGATACATCCACATAGGAGGGAAGCATAAGATACGCCCTACCTTTGGTTCAATTTTAGTTCCTGAGAACTCAGTCTCACCACCCACCTCAACATCATTTAAGTAGAAGAACATGGCAAGGAATCTACGAGCAGAGTTGTGGTCACCCACGTCTGCATGCCATTCAAAGCGATCATTCTCTCCTACCTTATATCGTTTGAGTCTTAGTTGTTCTAAGGCATTCTCCAATGGCCATTGATTGACACAATCCACGTCATCCATGTACTGATTAGAATACTTTCGGATGGCGAGGATCATTTCATTGTGGATCTTACTCCACGGTCCATTGCCAGGTGGTTGTTCAGCAGCAGCAGTTACATTGAACTGGTCAAACTGTGGACGTCCGTCACGATTCCATCGTTCCCACTCAATTTTCTTTGACTGGTCGATGATGTTACGACAAACATTGATGTCCAATGCATTATCGTACACCCTGACGTATTTGTCAAGATCCATAACTGAATTCCTTCGCTGCGACTTCATCAAGTGCTTGCATTACTTCTGGGGTAAAATACTTCTCAGGGTTCGCAAGAATAGATTTAGGATAAACATTAGACTCACCCATCTTATAACGGTTTCCAACCCGCTCGAAGACTCCATGCTTTTCACCCAGTTCCAGTAGTCCATAATACTGGTCAAGTCCACGGTTGTCGTAGAAAAGTCTGGTCTCAATCTTAGAATTCTCCTTTGTGAAGCGAGACTTCTTGGTCTCACATTTGATGATGTTGCCTACCACCTGTGTGCCATCCTTCTCCTTAGACTTAGACAGATATACAATAGTCGATGCAGCGTATTTTAGTCCGCTACCACCGCCCATTTCTTTCATTGGCACATAGGACCCCACCACATCATATGTATGGTTGGTGACAAGTAGAGGTACGTTTGCTTGACCTAATTTTAGGGTAAGCACACGGAAGATAGACTTGACAACCTGTGCTCTGGTCATGTCACGAGTCTCTTTACCTGCCTCAGAGTCTTCAATCTCTTTGGTAGTAGACAAGTTACCAAGAGAATCTAAAACAAACATCATGGGTTTGCGATCCTCTGGTTTCTGTTCCATATATTTCTTTAACACTTTCAATGCTTGTTCACGAAACTCTTGTACTGTGACGACAGGAATCATAATCATGCGAGAGGAATCAATTCCCCTACCCTCAATCATCTCACGAGAGATTGCAGATTCAGATTCAAAATAGAAGCATCCAGCGTCAGGATTATTATTAAGGAAGTTACGAACCACACTGAGAGCAAAGAAAGTCTTACCAGTGCTACTCTCTCCTGCCAAGGCAGTAATCTTGTTGGAAGGAATACCTCCGAAAATCGAACCACTAACAACGGCATTAAACAGGTAAGACCCAGTATCAATAAGAGATGAGACGTCGCCAGCAGTAACCCCTTCGCTAGCAACAGTAGCGTACTCATTACCAATCTCCTTGACTACATCATTAAGAAAACTCATGCGAATAAAAACTCCAAAGTGTTACGTTTTTCTGGTGTCCAACCAATAGCATCAAGGACAACCTTGACGGGACTAAGAAATGCTTTTTCAAACTGCGAATCCCAATCTATACTACCAAGCAAGTCAAACTCTTTTGGTAGTGTCTGGAAGAATGAAATAACATTCTCACCAGTTTTGTTGGGAACCTTCAAGTAAATAAACTTGATCTTTTCACCCTCTTGTATAAGAGGATACTTATGGGTCAACTTTGCTTTCTTGACATAATAATTATACATCAAACTACCACGTACGTGCATGGGGCATCCCTTAGTATAGATGTCTCGTGGTGATGAGAACTTACCAAGGTTGTTGCATGAACGTGGGAAAGCAATGTCCTCAGGGGGAAGTGATTCAAACTCCTTCCTGAACTTAGAGATGAAGTCTTGCACCTCTACCTCTGTGCCAGTCATAACAAGTTTGAGAGTGTCCTTAATTGCTTGACGGCATGGAGCAGGTGTTGAAGACTTGACTGCCTCAATACCCATGATTTTTAGTTTAGGTTCCTTGTACTGGACACCTTCACTATTATATACGTTCAAGATATATCTTTTCTTTGCTGTCCAGACAGCACGATCAGCGATGTTCTCTCGCTTCATGATCATTTTTTGATCATACGCCGATACATACGAAGCCAATTTCTGGTAAGAACTCTCGATGAATGGTTCCAGTTTTTCGTGGCAGATCTTGTCAAGTAATTCCACAACTGCTGCTTTATCGTCAGACTTATTACCAAAAAATTTAGTAACAAGAGGTCCAAGATTAAGATAGATTGAGTCGGTGTCAGATGCAATGACATAATCCTCCTTCTCTGTTTGCAATATTTTATTTAGATAGACGTTGATCTTGTTTTCGATCCAACGAATCGAGACTTGACCCGAGAGAGTGATCGCCTCAGCATTTGCCAGATTGAAGTATCGGAAGTATTGATTTCCGATGGCACCATAGGCAGAGTTGAGTT